GAAAGCTCGGCGATGCTCAGATAAAAAATCTATATCATGCTCAGAATATTTCGGGCGTTGAGATATGGGCGTCAAACGCTTGAGGCTTAGATAAATAACTGGGTGCGTTGCATTGCGACTCGTATTTTCCCCGTCGGAAAGTGTGTTTCCGCGGACGATAGGTCTAGGTTTGCTTCTATCTTTTGAGTCGTATAACTTTAAAATTAAGTCAGCCTCTTCAGTTGTATAGCCGTCATATATAGATACAGAAGTTTCCATTGAGTCAGGCTTGTCGAATTTCTTCGATAATCTGAAGTGCTCTGAGACTCTTGACTCAAACTTGGCACCTGTAAGAGTTTGGAATGAAAGCGGCTCATCTTTAACGTAATCTTTTTCAAAACTGAAAACTTGAGCTGCAATTCCTAAGATGGAAGATTTGGAGGTACCATTCTTTCCGCATAGAAGTGTTATTCTTCGACCTAGCGGGACAGTTAAGTCTTTTAGGCCTCTAAAATGAGAGATGTTGATTTGTTTGATGTGGGTGTATTTATCTCTGTTGTTTTTCTGTCCCACTTTAGCGTCCCTGCAATAGAGTTTTAATAAAGTATTCTAATTTATTACGAGTGGCGTTGTTTGGGAGGTGTTGCTCGACCGACTAATATCTCCCGCCTTCACCTCATCCTCATGCCCAGCCTCTGACAGCTTCACTGCCGCCTGCATGAGGTCGACGCCTGACCACTTGAGTAGGGCCGCAGCCTCTTTCAGATCGCGGCGCAATTGCTGGCTGGGTTTGGTGACGGGCATGGCGACCTCCAGCTCAGTAGTGAAACTTCTGTGTTGCTTGCACTACGACGCCAACTATCCGGCAGTTTTCATCGAAGACTTCGGTCGGGTATCCGGGGTTGAGCGGTTTTAGGTAGAGCTTTCCGCCGTCGCTGACCAGCTTCTTAAAGGTCGCCTCATTGCTGTCTGGAAGTTTGGCCACAACAAGCTTGCCTGGCGCCGCTTCTACTTCTGTATCCACCAAGATCAGTGAGCCCTGGGCGATGCTCGTACCTACCGGCGATGTCATCGAGTCGCCTTTGACTTCAAGCCAGAACGCCGGGCCTTTCGAGTTGTATTCGGAAAACTCGTAGCGATCCGATATGCCTGCAGGGTAGGGCTCTACAGCCTCGGCCCAGGAGCCAGCCGATACCCAACTGATCACTGGGTAGCGGAAGCTCTGAGAAGGCTGCTCAGTCATCGAGACGTTGGGCTCTGACGCCTCCTGCTCCGCACCCTCACCAATAGCAAGCCACTCGGCTCTGAAGCCAGTCGCTTTTGCCAAGGCGTATAGATTCTCTGGCCGGAGGCTTTTGCTCTCGCCAGTAATCCATTGAGTGACAGCAGAGTTCGCGACGCCGCACAGCGCCGCAATTTCGCCCTTCTTTTTCCCGCTGAGCTGTATAGCTCGGGCAATACGTTCGTGTCTTTCCATGGACTCAATATTAAGTTAACTGAATTTAAGCATGCAGTAGGCGGAAAACGGCGTTGACTCGATAACTTAAGCATGCTGAAATTGCGTCAGAGTCGAACGAGGATGCGAAATGAATACGCATGAAGTCGCCGAATTCTTCGGCAGCAAGACAAAGCTGGCACTAGCCCTGGGCATCCGCCCGAGTGCTGTGACCATGTGGGGGGAAACTATCCCCGAATCCCGGCAGTACCAGATTCAGGTTCTTTCCAAAGGAAAGTTCAAGGCAGCAAAGAAGACACAAGCCGCCTGAAATCCCAGTCCGCCGTTTCATTGAAGCCATCTTGACCGCAACCGCCACAAGGAAAAACTAGGACATGAAAACGCCCGTACTAGAGACCCGCCGCCAAGTTATGGCAGCCGTGTCCAACGCTTTCCCTGGCGGAATGGATTGCGCAGCTGCTCGCCTTGGCATCAAGGACAAGCGTCTGGAAAACCAGATCTACGAAACCGCTGGGTGCAAGCCGTTGAGCGATGCCGAGATATTCGTGCTGGAAAGCGAAACGAAGACCGAGCATCTGCCGGACTACATCTGCGCCATGTACGGCGGTGTGTTCGTGAAGATCCCGGAGGCGGGGGAGTTGGACAACGTCGATCTGTACCAGCGTTCTCTCACGGCATCCGCGCAGCGCGGTGCACTTGACCAGATGGTGGCTTCCGCGCTGGAGGACGGCGAGATCGACGCGAGCGAAGCAAAGAAGATCCGCGCCCTGCACGCCAAGTATATGTCGGCGAGCCTTGAGGCTGTTGGAGCGGTAATTGAGCTGCATAAAGCCCGCACATAAATCGCAGGCACAAAAAAGCCGGGATTGCGCCCCGGCTAATTCATACAACTTGATGAGGCCGATTATGCATAGCCAACCTACTTCAAGCAATACCCCCAACAGTGTCGCGACACGTTTTTCGAATTATGAAAACGTGTCGCGTACCACGATGTCCTCCCGCGAGATCGCTAACGTCACCGGCAAGCGGCACGCCAACGTGAAGCGCGACATCGCTGCGATGCTGAAAGAACTCAAATTAGATGTACTCAGTTTTGAGTATACCTATCTGGACGGCCAAAACCGGGAACAGGTTGAGTACATGCTCGACCGGGAGCATACCGACTGCCTGCTCACCGGCTACAGCGCCCCGATGCGCATGAAGGTGATTCGCCGTTGGCGGGAGTTGGAGCAGCAGCAGGGCGCCCGCGAGCAGGTTCTGCTCAATGGCACCAAGGTCGTTGGCGAGATCGCCATCATGGAGTGCTTTACGCGCTTGCTGAAGCCGGCTCCATCCTGCCAGATGGCCATGCTCACGAAGATCGCCCACAACAACGGTCTTGATCCGAAGTTTCTCCCAGGCTACGCCGTCGACGCCGCGCCAGATGCTACCGGCGGATCCTCTATGCCCACCAAGTCAGCCACGGCCTTGCTGAAAGACAACGGCATTCGCGTGTCTCCCGCTGCGTTCAACCGCGCACTGGAGGCCAAGGGCTTTCTGAAGCAGCTCCAGCGCAAGAACTCCAAACAGGAAATGGTTCCGTTCTGGACGGTCACCGAGAAGGGCATGGCCTACGGCAAGAACCTGACCAACCCCCAATCCCCACGCGAGACGCAGCCTCATTGGTACGTCGATCGCTTCCTCGAACTGGCCAAACTGGTCGGGAAGGCCTGATATGCAATTCACCGTCACGATCAATCAGGTCAAGGCGCTGGAGTGGGGGCTGAACTCTCAGCAGGCCCTGCTGTTCGCCTTCGTCTACGGCTGCCCGAGCTGGACAAAGCCAATCAAGACTGACGACGGGATCTTCTTCGCGCTGAGCAAGGCCAAGATCACTGAGGAGCTGCCGCTGCTCACTGACAAGCCAGACACTGCTTATCGCATGTTGAAGGCCCTGGAAGAGGCTGGCTTGATTGAGCTGTCCAGCACGTCGAACATCACGCTGTTTCGCCTGACCGAGAAGGCGATCGAGTGGAATCAGAAACTGGATGGGTCGGAAAAATATCCGACCCCACCAAACAACGAAGGTCGGAAAAAAATCCGATCCACCTCGGAAAAAAATCCGAACAAGGTCGGAGAAAAATCCGAGCAAGGGTCGGAAAAATCTCCGACAAATCAGGATACCAATCATCATGGTACCAATCAGGATACCAGTCAGGACTTGCAAGGCAGCCCGGACAAGCCGGCCCGCAATCTGGTTCTTGTGGTTGATCGCACCGATACGCCACGGGTTGAGATTCCCGCTGACATGCCGGGCCCGAAAGACCAGTCCTGCAAAACCTTCAAGGTTTGGGCGAACTACGCCATGGCCTACCGCAAGCGCTACAGCACCTGGCCCGTGTGGAACGCCAAGGTCGGTGGCCAGCTCGGCCAACTTGTCGACCGCCTCGGCGCCGATGTCGCTCATCACGTCGCGGCTCACTTCCTGAAAACCAGCGATGCCGCTGTGCTCCGAAAGTGCCACAGCCTCAACGAGCTGCTGGCCAATGCCGAGAGCTACCACACCCAGTGGGTGACCGGGCAGCGCATCAACGGAACAACCGCGCGCCAGATGGAACGCACCGAAGCGAACGTTTCCGCCGCCGAGCAGGCCGCGCAAATGGTCTTGGCCAAGCGCCAAGCGGGAGAGCGCAATGAATACCTTTGAAATGAACGACCAACAGGTTGCCGGGCTCGCTGCTGCGATATGCGCCACCGCCGAGGCCATGGGTCAGGAAATGAACCCAGGCACTGCGGCGATCATGGCCGAAGACCTTTGCGCTTACCCGGTACCGATCGTGAAAGCCGCGCTGAAGGCCTGCCGCTTTGAAGTGAGAGGCAAGTTGGCAATGGCTGACATTCTCCAGCGAGTTCAGATCGCCGACGGGCGCCCGGGCAAGGACGAGGCCTGGGCGATCGCGATGACCACCAACGATGAATTCGAAACCGTGGTGCTGACCGACGAGATCCAGCTCGCACTCGCAGCGGCGAAACCTGTCCTCGATGCCGGCGACAAGGTCGGTGCGCGCATGGCGTTCAATAGTGCTTACGAGCGTCTGGTGGGGCAGGCCCGGGAGGACAGCAAGGAGGTGAACTGGCATTTGTCGGTCGGCTTCGACGCCAACCGCCGCACGCAAGCGATCACCAAGGCTGTGCAGATGCAGCGGATCCCGCAAGAGCGAGCTCAGCAGTACCTGGCCGACTTGAGTGTCGTGCCGGTCACTGAAGACGGTCGGGCCGTCGTTGCGCTGCTCACCGGTGAGGTTGCGCGGCCTTCGCCAAAACTGCGCGAGAAGCTCACCGCGGTGAAGGATTCGATGCTCGCCATGCGCCAAGCATCAGCCGAAGAAAAAACAGAAATGCGAATTCAGGCAGCCAATGAGCTGGCGGATCGCCGGGCGCTGCTCATTCAGCAGGCCGAACAATTGGAAGCAAGGAGTGCGGCTCAATGACCATCGACAAAGAAAAACTCCAGAAGCTGCTGTGGGCCGAAGCTGCGTCCTACCGTGCCGACTGCGCAGACTGGAAGCGCAACACCGAGGCGCTGCAGGAATTCCTAGGAGAGAAGACCGTGGAGGAGGTGGCGCTGGAACTGCTGGCTGAGAACAACCGGCTTGGGCAAATCGAGTACGCATTTTCGGAGTGGGTCGAGAAAACCGATTGGGTGCAGTCCACCGTGCAAGCGTCCGAACTTGGCCGCCATCGCGCGGATGTGCTGCGCACACGGATCGACCAGGTCAAGGCCGAGAACGCGGCACTGCGCAAAGCGATCGCCGACGTCGACGGCGCGCTGGAGCGTGAATACTGGAGCGAGTACGCCGGGCTTGAGGAGACTCGCTCGATCCTTGACGCCGCCATTGGCAAGGCGGCTCAGGCATGACTGACAAGATCAGCGTTAACTGCCAGGCCAAGCTCTCCGAAGCCATCACACGGCTCAGCGCCATGTTCCGCGACAAGAAGTTCGTCGTGGTGTCCCT